GTTTGACACTGCACGTTTTAAATTAGTGAATAAACTATCAATGCAAACAGAACGCAAAGCATTTGAAAAACGTGATTACAAATTCAGCAATACTTCGGTTGATTACTATGATTCAAAGAATGTTTATCAGGAAACAAAAATCAATTACGGAAGCAAAACGGATTGGCAATATAAATTGACAATGGATTTCCCTACGGATGATGAATTTCAGTGGTTGTGGGAATTGATTGTGTCACCACAGATTTACGCATTGATTGATGGTTACTATTATCCAGTGAACATAAGAAATACGAACTACGAATATTTAGAACAAAAGTGGGCAGGATTGCGGACATTAGAAATAGACATTGATATTAATCAAACAAGATACGGATTCAGACGATGACAAGATTATTCATTGAAGATAACGAATTGGACATCAATGCGAATTTCTCGCAACAGATAACGTATGCGATTGATGATTTGCAAAACCTTGATTCTAAAAGCACATCGTTCACAAAAACAATCGTACTACCTGCAACGACAAACAACAATCGTTTGTTCGGCAATATCTTTGAATTCGCGAATAGTAATTTTACAAGTGATTTCCAACCAAATGTTTCTTACAATTTCAATGCTTCAAAATCAGCGAAGGCACGAATTGAAGTTGATGGATTGCAAGTGATGAAAGGCGTTTTGCGTTTGTTGGAAATTATCATTGATGGTGATAGGGTTGAATATGAGGTTGCGTTGTTTGGTGAGTTAGGCGGTTTTTTTAGCAAGTTAGGTGCGTTGAAACTTACTGATTTAGATTTCAGCGAATACAATCATGTTTACAATGTAACGAACATTCAAAATAGTTGGAACAATGCAGATTCAGGAAGTGGTTATTATTATCCGCTAATTGATTACGGCAATGTAAGTAGTCCAACGGATGTAAATTTCTTTAAAAAGAATTTCTATTTTACTGCATTCCGACCTGCTTTTCATGTTCGTGAATACATAAACAAAATCATCACTGGTGCAGGTTACACATGGGAAAGTGCTTTTTTTGACACAAACTTTTTCAAGCGTTTGATAATACCAAATAATCAGGTGCGTTTGAAATTCAACAGAACAAATGTTTTTGAATCATCATTACAACCTGAAAATTCTGTTTTATCACCATCAACATATTTGTTGCATAGTAGTATTGTAAATGATTTATTCACGAATTCAGCGAATAAAACTTTCACATACACACCTGCAACTGCGTTCAGTGGAAATTTCAATATTGTATTGCAAGGGAATTTTAAGGTCACAAATAGTGACATAGGCGATACGATTTTCCGTTATGCTTATGCAACACTTGTGATTTACAAAAACGGAGTTCCTGCTTATGCCGATACTGCGAAAAGATTTGGTGGTTTTGCAACTACATTAGGGTTGGCAAATCCACCTTCATACAGATTTGCTTTGCGTTATTATGGCATTCCAGTTCAATTTGCAAATGGTGACACATGGAGTATTGGATTGCAAATATTTGACACTGATGGTGCGGTCATTGAGGTAACGCTAAACAATAGCACTTGCACATTAAACACAGACAATCCGATTTTGGTATCTGCACAATATGGTGATACATTGTTAGTCAGTTCAACATTACCTGCAAACATTCTGCAAAAAGATTTCTTTGCGTCAATTTTGAAGATGTTTAATTTGATGGTGACTGAAGATAAATTTGTGGAAAAGCATCTTGTAATAACACCGAATGTTGATTTCTACAATTTAAGTCGGTCAAGTTATTTGGATTGGTCAGACAAAGTTGATAGGTCGCAAGTAATCAAGATTAAGCCGATGTCTGAAATCAATGCAAGATATTATGATTTCAAATTCAAACAAGATTCAGATTACTACAACGAAGAATACAGAAAAAAGTATTCTGAAAACTATGGTGACAGACGTTTTGATAATGAATTGGAATTTGCAAAAGATACGTCAAGCGTAGATGTAATATTCAGCGCATCACCATTGGTTGGTTATTCAGGCAATGACAAAGTGTTTCCTGCAATCTACAAAAAGAACAATAGTGTTGAGGAAATGATTGAACACAACATCCGAATCATGCAGGCAAAGAAAATCACTGGTGTTTTGGATTGGAAAATTTACGCAGCGAATAACAACGTATTAGTTCAAAATCTTACTGCCTATGGTTATGCAGGACATTTGGATGACCCTGATGCACCAAATTCTGATTTGAATTTCGGTTCACCAAAGGAATTGTTTTTTGAATTGACAACTGGTGCATTGAGCAACAATCTTTTCAACACATACTATTCATCTTACATGGCTGAAATAACCGATAAAGATTCAAGGTTATTGACGTGCAAAATGAAATTGAATAATAAAGATATTTTCAATCTTGATTTTGGTAGGTTTATTTGGATTGATGGCGTATTGTATCGTTTGATTAAGATTGTTGATTATTCAGACAATGAAATTTGTGAGGTTCAATTATTAAGAGTTATTAATACAACATACACATGATACTGAAATTCTTTGATGATTTTGATGGCATTTGGAAAGACGTTAGCGGTAACACTGGAAGTACCTTGCAGAAAACTGCAACTGGATGGGATACGTCACAAGGTTATGTTTATTTAAGTTTGTTATTGTCGCAAGATGGAACGAATGACCCTGATGTTGTGGAATTGGATAACACAATCGGTGAAGCGTATGCTGTTGAAAGAGGTGGCGCAGGAAATTATCGTGTGAATTTTACAAATGCGGTTTTATCACAAGGGAAAACAATGGTGTTCATTCAGCAATCGGATTCGGCAATCATTCAGGCATTTCGTGAAACTGGAAACATTGTAAGGATATACACAAGCGGTGATGATATTTTATTTTTCACAAGTTTAGAAATAAGATTATACAATTAAGATGGCAACAAATACTGAAGTAAACGTAAGGATAAATGTAGATGCTAAAAACGCAAACGGAAGTGTCGGCAGTATAAAAAAGCAACTCAAAGAGGCAACAAATGAGTTGTTGAATATGCGACAGAAATTTGGTGACACAAGTGCCGAAGCGATTGAGGCTGCAAAGAAAGTTGCTGATTTGAAAGATGCGATTGGTGATGCGAAGGCAATGACAGATGCGTTTGACCCTGATGCAAAATTCAAAGCGTTTGGTGCAGCGTTGCAAGGCGTTGCAGGTGGATTCGCTGCGGTGCAAGGCGCACAAGCGTTGTTCGGTGCAGAAAGTGAAGCGGTATCAAAAACACTTGCAAAGGTACAAGGTGCGATGGCATTAAGTCAGGGCATCAATTCAATTTTACAAGCAAGGGATTCATTCAAGAATTTAGGCGCAGTGTTGCAGAATGTAACGGTGATTCAAAAGGCGTTGAATTTCGTAATGACTGGTAGTTTCAAGACGCAGCAATCGGTAACACAAGCCAAACAAGCGGACATTGCAACAACGACTGCACAAACGGCTGCAACAACTGGATTGACTATTGCACAAAACATTGCAAGAGTTGCTGCGATTGCATTGCGTGGTGCGATAATGGCAACTGGTATCGGTGCGATTGTTATAGGCATCATTGCATTGATTGAAAAAATAATGGAGTGGACAGGTGTAAGTGATGAAGCGGAAAAGAAACAACAAGAAATTGCATTAAACACAAATCAAAGAAATAAAGAGATTTCCGAAGCAAATATCAAACGTTTACAACAAGCACAAGAACTGGCAGAACGTGAAGCGGAGATTGCAGGTAAGTCACAAAAGGAAATATTTGCATTGCGTATAAAAGGCGCAAATGATGAAATCAATGCGTTAGAAAAAAGGAACAATGAAATACGAAAGCAATATGTTGAATCTTCTGGAGATTTAAGAGCTGCATTGAATGATGAACTTGTAGCAAATAAAGCTGCTCAACAAGATTTGTATTTTCAAATTAACAAGATAAAACAAGATGGTAGAAAAGCTGATGTTGAAAATGAAAGGGCATATCGTGACCAGTTAGCAGGATTGCAACAATCAAACTATTTGGCATCAATCAAGGATGAAGATAAACGTGCAAAAGAAAAGTCAAGAATAGATTTTGAAAACAATGTTAAGAAATTAGCGGACACAGAATTCAGTGAATCACAAAGAACAGAACTTGAAAAACAATATGCAATTCAAAGAGATAATGAAATTGCAAAAATAAATCAGGCAGCATACGACAAGCAGAAAGCGAAAAGAGATGCAGCAAATAAAGAAATTACCGATGCTCAAAACAATTTGAACAAACAGATTGAGGCATTGAATAATGAATTGCTATTGATTGAAATAAAGAATGAAGATGAACGTGCGAAAAAGAAATTGGAGATTCAATTAAAGGCGCAAATAAAAGAGGTTGAAAATAGCAAGGCAAATGAATCGTTGAAACTTGATGCCATCATGGCGTTGAAGATGAAATTTGATGCTGATGTACAAGCGATTGATGATGCACGTTCAGAAAAGAATATAAAAGAGGCAGAGGAAAAAAGACAAGCTGCCATTGATTTTGAAAATGAAACATTTGATTTATTAGAGGAAAACAGAATTAGCAGAATACAAAATGTAAATGACAGAGCATTTGAAGAAGAATCAAAAAGGTATCAAAAAGAAATTGATGCAGCACTTGATTTGCTAAATAAAAAAGAAATTGACGACATTGAATACAAAGCAAGACGTGAAGCAATAGAAATAATACATCAGGGAAAATTAACTGACATCTCAAAAGCGGCTGATGAAGAACGTATAAAAAATGATGAAATAGCACATGAAAAAAGGATTTCACAATACAGGGAAGTCGGTGATGCAGCAGGTGCATTATCTGAAGCAATTGGAAAACAAACTGCGATTGGTAAAGGTTTAGGTGTAGCACAAGCAACAATTAACACATACATCGGTGCGAGTGAAGTATTAAGGGCAAAGACAACTTTACCTGAACCAACTGGAACGATAGTGAAAATCGCAAATGTTGCTGCAATAATTGCAACTGGTATTAAATCAGTTAAAGCAATATTAGGAACTAAAGTGCCAAATGCAGGTGGTTCAGGAGGTGGTGGTTCAATACCATCAGTAGGTGGTGGAATTACTGCACCATTGCCACCACAACTTTCAACAACAATGTTAAATCAAGGACAAATAAATCAATTATCATCAGCAACGGCAAGGGCGTTTGTTTTGGAATCTGATGTTTCAGGAAATCAGGAAAGAATACAACGTTTGAATCGTGCTGCAAGAATCAGTTAAAAATTACAATTATGACACTACCAATTTATGAATTGAAAATCAGTGAGAATCTGCAAGATGATGCAGAGGTGAATTTTGTTGCACTTGTGGATGCACCTGCAATAAAAAAAGATTTCATCGCGTTCAAAGATGAATTCATTGACCCAAAAAAAGGTGAGAAAAAAGAAGAATACATTTCACGTTGCATTGAATACCAAATTAATGAAGGCAAAGATTCTGAACAAGCAGCCGCGATTTGTTATTCTACATGGGAAAATAAATTCAATGGTGAATTGAATATTTACGGCTATCTGCCAAAGCATTTTGATATGTGCGTGATGGCGGTTGAAATGTTTGAGCATTTGGTTGAAATGGAGGTTGGAATTGAGGAACAAGGAATGATTCGTTCCGCAGCACAAATTGCAGACAATGTTTTCGGAATAGAAAAAAATGTGATTAATCAAAATGTTGCAACGATTGAAGATTACAAACAAGCGTTGATTTTGGTTGATGATTTCAAAGATTTGATGCACGAAATTGATGAGTTAGTAGGAATGACACACGATGTCAGCTACATGGATGGTCATTTGGAAAAGATAAAAAGTTATGTTCCGAATACACAACTTAATTTTCAAACCTACACTGACTATCCAAAGCAAGCAAGTGAAAATGCAAAGATTGCTTTGCGTTGGGCAGAGGAAAACGGATGGGGTTCATGTGGCACATCAGTCGGAAAAGCAAGGGCAAATCAACTTGCAAATGGTGAACCAATAAGCGAAGAAACGATTGCAAGAATGTCAGCGTTTGAAAGACACAGACAAAATTCACAAAAGGAATTGGGTGATGGTTGTGGTCGTTTGATGTGGTTGGCGTGGGGTGGTGATGCAGGTGTTGAATGGGCATCACGTAAACTTGAACAAATTAGAAAGAATAAATTTCAAAAGTTTTCTATTGTAAATGAAGAACAACGCATCATTTCAGGTTTGCTGATGGTTGCCGATGAATTGATTTACAGAAACAATGACAAGTTCGGTGAACACTATGTGAAATTCAGTGCTGACACTATCAAACAAATTGCAATTAAATTTTCAAAAAAGAAATATCAAAGCAATGTGAACTTGATGCACGATAGCAATCAGCGTGTTGATGGCGTTACAATGTTTGAAAGTTTTATCGTTGATAGGCAACGTGGTATATTACCTATGGCTGAATTCAAAGACGTTGCGGATGGTAGTTGGTTTGGCAGTTTCTACGTTGAGAATGATGAAGTTTGGAAAGGCATAAAAGAAGGGCAATATAAAGGGTTCAGCGTTGAGGGATTGTTTGATTATGAGCAACCAAAATCAGCCGAACAAAACGCATTAGAAACGATTGAAAAATTATTAAATCAAATTTAAGTCATAGTATTTTTTAATTCAAACATAATAAAGTATGAACCACACAGAAATTTTGACAAAATTAAAGCAGACGTTCAACGAACTGATGCAACAATCACCTAAAAAAGAGGAAGTTAAAATGATGAATGGCAAACTTGCCGATGGTACTGAAATTCAGGTTACCGAATTGGCAGTTGGTGGAGTTGTTACAATTAACGGAGTTCCTGCACCAGTAGGTGAACACAAACTTGAAGATGGTAAAATCATTGTTGTTGGTGACAATGGTGCAATCATGGAAATCAAAGAATACAAAGAAGAAGAAGAACCTGAAATGGTTGAAGATATGGGTGCAAAATTCAGCGCATTTGAATCTGCAACCAACGAAAAGTTTGCATCTTACGAAACAAAATTGTCTGCATACGAGCAAAAGTTTGCAGAGTTTGACGAAAGATTGAGCAAAGCAAACATCGTGATTGAAGGTCTTTTGAATCTTACAACGACAATCGCGACAACACCAACTGGCGTTGCTGATGATTCTGTAAAGGCAAACAATAATTTCAAAGAGGAAAAAGTAAAAAGTTTAGATATCCTATTTTCATAAAAATCAAAAATAAAATAAAATGGCACTTTCATTAGGTTCACTTACTTCGTACACAAAACAACTGGTTAAGCCACTTTTGACAAGTGCAGTTTTTGGTGCGAAAACACAAGAAATGATTAAGGATGGCGGTATCGTTATCCCACAAGCTAAAAGCGTTGTTGCAATTCCTTTGATGGACACAGACGCAGTTTTCCAAACTGATTCTTGTTCTTTTGACCCATCAGGTACAACATCTTTCACACAACGTACAATCACCGTTGGTAAGATTAAAGTTGAAGAAAAAATCTGTCCAAAAGATTTGGAAGCATACTTCACACAGGAAGCGTTGAAGGCAGGTTCTAACTACGAAGATTTCGGTAACGCTGATTTTCAGGCTGCTTTCCTTGCAAAGAAAAACGCAAGAATCGCTGCACAACTTGAAACTGCATTGTGGCAGGGTGATACAACTTCAGGCACTGCAAACCTGAATAAGTTTGATGGTCTTTCTAAACTTATCGTTGCAGGTTCACCAGTTGACGCAAACGTGAGTGGTTACACTGGAGTTGCTACAATCAGCACCATCACACAATCAAACGTTGTTGCTGCCACTGAAGGTATCTACAAAGCGATTCCAGCTGCGGTAATGGCAAAAGGTGATGTTAAGATATTTGTTGGTAACGATTGGTACAGATTGCTCATAATGGCTTACAGAGCATTGAATCTGTTCAGTTACAATCCACAAGATTCTCAGGCTGCAACATTCATCCTGCCTGGCACTAACATTGAAATCGTTAGCGTGAATGGTTTGAACGGAACTGGTGATGCTTTTGCAATCAGTTTGTCAAACATCGCACTTGCAGTTGATTTGGTTGATGAAGAAAACAACTACAAAATGTGGTATTCTGAAGACAACAACGATGTACGTTTCCGCGTCAATTTCAAAATGGGTGTGAACGTTGCATTCACAAACGAGTGTGTGAAGTTTGTAGCAGCTATCTAATATAGGTTTGGTAAATAAATAAAAGGGTGGTGAGAAATACACCACCTTTTTTTTGATAAAAATTAAAATATAAAAAAATGTCTTGTGCAATTACATCAGGTTATTCAATAGAATGTCGCGATTCAGTCGGTGGCGTTCAAACAATATGGTTGATTGAGAATGCAAACCTTTATGACGCATCAGGTAATTCTACGGTGACCAGTGCATCAGGTACGGTAACTGCATTGAACAAAGTTACTGGTAAGAAATTTTGGAAATTTGAAGTGCCACGTGCAACTGCAATGACTATGAACGGAATCACTGCAAGTCAAGAAAATGGAACTATTTTCTACACGCATCAGGTTGAATTTCCTATCAATCAGCGTAACGCTACAATGAGAAACATTGTCGCTACACTTGCGAAAAATCGTTTAACCTTCGTAACGCTTGAAGGTGATGGTGTTTATCGTATGTTTGGAAAGTCATTCGGTTTGTTTATGGATTCATCTGAAGGCGGTTCAGGTACTGCACTCGCTGACAGAAACGGCTACGTTTTGAAATTCTCATCACAAGAAACCGAAGATTTCCTTGTTGTACCTGCGAACATCGCTGCAACATTGGAAAACGTGGGAACGGCTTAATTCGCTAACCTTTGAAAATAGACCACCGACCGACAAAGTCGGTGGTTTTTTTGTTTATGATAAATCTAACTAAAGGACAAACAGAATCAATCTACACCACAACAAATGGTGGTGGTGCAGCACTTTATTATTTCAAATTCACGAATAGAACCACAAATGACGTCAAACAAATGTGGTTAAATAATTTAAGCACAAAAGCAAGGTTTCAAAAATTTACTTTTGATGTTGATGATTTTTTTGATAATTTTATAGAGGGATTTTACACATACACAATACAAGTTGCAACGGCAAATAATGTAGTTCCAACGACTGCAGTTTTAGAAACTGGATACATGAAATTGAATCCTGCGACTGAATTTGCACCGATAAAATACAACGAACAATCAAACCAATTCAAAGTTTACAATGGATAGCACATATAGTCATATTGTTTTGCAGTTTGACCAAGCACAACAACCAAAATTTGAGGAAAAGAAAGGCAAAGGTTATGTTGAATTTGGAAAGGATAATGATTATCCGAAATACTTGCTTGACCTTTACAATGAATCACCGAAGCATGGCAGTATTGTAAAGTCAAAAACTGGTTATATTTACGGCAAAGGTTTTGAAGATAATGGTGCGTGTAATTCCGCAGGTGAATCATGGAATCAGGTTTTGAAGAAATGTATTGCTGATGATGAATTATTTAGGGGATATTATTTGCAGGTCATTTGGAATCGTGCAAAGCAAATTCAGGAAGTTTACCACATTGAGTTTTCAAAGGTTCGTGTAAGTAAAGATTTGACAAAATTTTTTATCAAAAACGATTGGTCAGATTTTAAGGAAAAGATGCGTGTGTATGATGCGTTCAACATCAACAATCCGTATGGTTCACAGATATTTTACAAAAAGGAATACAATCCAACGAGTGAAGTTTATCCATTGCCATCTTACTTTCAGGGTTTGAATTACATTGAATCAGACATTGAGGTTTCAAGGCATTTGTTGGGCATGGCAAAGCAATCTTTTGTTGGTAGCACGTTAATCAATTTGAATAATGGCGACCCTATCAATGAGGAAAAGCGCGGTGAAATTGAACGTGGGTTGCTCAAAAAGTTCACTGGCGATAGTGGTAAGCGTGTTGTTATAATGTTCAATAAGAGTAGGGATAACGCTGCGGAAATTGTGCCATTGGGAACAAGCACATTGACAAAAGAGGATTTCACGAACGTGAATAATTTGATACAACAAGAAATATTTGTTGCACATCAAATCATCAGTCCAGTGTTGCATGGTATTAGTACGAGTGGTTCGTTAGGTCAGCGCAATGAAATCCGTGATGCATACGAGATTTGGAACAATACTTATGTAACAGAAAGGCAACAAGAGTTTGAATTTGTGTTCACTAAAATCAGGAATCTTTCAGGTGAGCAAGGTGAGTTTACAATACAACCAGTTGAACCATTGAAATTTGAATTTACGGAATCAATCGTTAGTCAGAATTTGACAAAGGATGAAATTCGTGAGTTGATGGGGCGTGAACCATTGGATGGCACAATCAAAACACAAGCACAGATAATAAGCGATAATATTAACGCATTAAGTCCGTTGGTTGCAAATAAGGTTTTGGAATCAATGTCACCTGATGAAATCAGGAGTTTGGCAGGTCTTGTTCCTGCACCTGCATTAAGTACACCAAATGTGTCAGCACCAACGCAATCGGAAGTTCCGATGAAAGCAAACGATGCCATCAGGAATTTGAGTGGCAGACAATATCAAAACGTGATGCGTATTGTTAGGCAATTCGGGAACGGCAAACTAAATAAGCAACAAGCGACATTGATGTTGAAAAGTGGTTTTGGTTTCACTGATGAAGATGTGAACACATTTTTGGGAATAGATGATTCACCATTAACTGATGATGAGGTTCAGCAATTCAGTATGCATCCTGATGAATTTTTATTGCAGGAATTATCAAAGATAGGTTCAAAAAAAAACGAATTTAAGGTTGTAAAATCAAAAGGCGTTAATGAATCTTTTGCGATTGAACTTGACCAACTTGAAGCAAATGTGTTAAGTATATTGACAAAAGAAAAGGGAAATGTAACACCTGAAACGATTGCCAAATCTTTGAAAGTTGATGTTGAAGATGTGAAGAATATTATTAAGAATTTCATTGCTGACAAGGTTTTAAGGGTTGTGAAGTCAAAGATAAACATTGAACCAACCTATGAGGTATTGAAACCAGTGAGTGAATTGGCAGGTGATAACGCAGACATTGAATTCAAGATTATGTATTCTTACGAATGGCGTTTAGGTTTCAACAATAGTGATTTGAAAACGTCACGACCATTTTGCAAAAAGATGGTTGAAATGAGTGATGCAGGAAAGTTTTGGAGTAGGGCAGATATTGAAAGTTTGAGTGTGCGTTTAGGTTATTCTGTTTTTGATAGAGTTGGTGGATGGTGGACAATGCCGAACGGAGAAAGGTCTGTACAATGCAGACATCAATGGGTTTCTAACCTTGTAACAAAAAAATAAAATGAGCAAAAACGTCTTATTCATAACTGAACAACTTTTCAAAGAACGAACTGGTGCATCAAATGCTATTGATGCAAAGCAGTTGTTTCCGATGATTAAAGTCGCAGGTGATATTTACATCCAACCTGCGTTGGGAAGTAGATTGTACCTTCGTTTGCAAGATGGCATTGATGCAGACAATCTAACCAACAATGAGAAAACATTGATTGATGATTACATAACTGACGCATTGATTTGGTACACGATGAGTATGTTGCCAATAACAATGGGTTATCAATTATTTAGCAAAGGTTTTCTGCAAAAGACAAGTGAAGAAAGTAACACACCATCACGTGCAGATTTGGAATTGATTGAACAGAAATATCAGTCAATGGCGGAATTTTACAAGACGAGATTGATAAAATATTTGCAGGAAAACTATGTTTTGTATTATGAGTATTTCAATACTGGTA